GTTGTTCGTGGTGNGGGTGGTGCCCGTNATCGTCTTGACCCGTCCCGTGTGACGTTTGTGTTGGGGTCTGATATGGCTCCTGCTTGGGATGGTGATGTTTCGTTTATGCCGCCTGATGCGACGGTGGTTGGGATTATTTATAATCCTAATGAGGATCGCAATGAGGTGCGTGGCCGGGTTGCCTATCTGCCTGGCGAGTTTGCTCATTGGATGCCTGAGCCTGATCCGGCTGCTCCGTGGCGTGGCGAGTCTTGGGTTGCTTCTTTGACTGCTGAGGCGGCGTTGGAGAGCCAGATTGTCGACCATCAATCCAAGTTCTTCGAGCGCGGGACTGTGCCGTCGTTGGTGTTCTTGTCTGAGGGGTTGGAGGACGAGGAGTTGTCGGCTGCTTCGGAGCGGATGAACGCTTCGTATGGTGGTACGCACAATGCGTTCCGCAACTTGTTCTTGTCGAATGTGACTGACGTGCGGAATGTTTCTACCGACTTTAGCGCTATCGGGTTTGATGGGTTGCATGGCAGTATTGAGGTTGCGGTGGCGATGCGGTCCCGTATTCCTGCTGCGATTTTGGGGACACGCGATTCGTTGTCTGGGTCGTCTTTGAATGCCGGTAACTTTTCGTCTGCTCGTCGTCTGTTGGCTGATGGCTGGTTGACTCCGCACGCTTGGTCGTTGTGTGATGCGTTGTCGGTGTTGGCTCCGCCGCGTGCTGGTGGCGACATTGTGTTGTCGCCGGATTTGTCGAACGTCCAGTTCTTGCAGGAAGATGCGTTGGACCAGGCAGCTATTTTGCAGTCGCAGATGGCAACTATTCGGTCTGCTGTGGACTCTGGGTTCGATCCCGAGGATACGGTTGCGCGTGTTGTGGCTGGTGACCTTTCGGGTCTGATTCATACTGGTCGGGCGTCGGTGCAGTTGCAGCCTATGGACGCCAATGATGATGGCGTTGCTGATAGTGATGATGATGTAAACGATTCTGATGACGATACACTTGATGGTGAGGAAGATGATGTTTAAGGCTCCGAAATATGCTGAACGGTCTGTGTCTTTTGAGACACGCGATTTTGGCGACGACGGGTTCACTCTTGAGGGGTATGGGGCTGTCTTTAATCAGGCGACCCGTATCGATTCACATGAGGGCCGTTTTGATGAAGTGATTGATCGTGGTGCGTTCAATAAGACTTTGTCGGAGCGTACTCCGGTGTTGCAGTTCGATCATGGTCGTGATCCTGCTACTGGGTCGGTGCCGATTGGGTCGATTGAGGATATTCGTTCGGACGATCATGGTTTGTTTGTGCGTGCCCGTCTGCATGATAATGCTCGGGTGGAGCCGATTCGTCAGGCTATTGCTTCTGGTGCTGTGGATGGTATGTCGTTCCGGTTCCAGGTGATGCGTGATGATTGGGATGAGTCGCGTGAGACTCCTATGCGTACTTTGCGTGAGGTGTCGTTGCTTGAGGTCGGTCCTGTTGTTTTTCCTGCTTATGCGGGTGCGAGTGTGGGTGTGCGTAGCATTTTGGCTACGTTGCCTGAGGATGAGCGTGCTGCGCTTATCGAAGAGATCCGTCAGGCAATCCTGCTTGACGTAGTTGATGTTGACGCCGCCGTTCTTGGCACCTCAACTGATGACACTGACGCCGACGATCCTGTCACCTCAGTGAGCCAGCGTGGGGAGCGATCAGCGTTCCTCCGTAAACTTTCACTGGAAAGGTGAATTGAAGAATATGTCTATTGAACAGCGCAGCGANCTTGCTGCTGAACTTGTTTATGTCGAAGCAGCGCTCGTTGCTGTCGATGCCCGTAGTGCTGCCGATGGTAGCCTGACCGACGAGGACCAGGCTCTCTGGAACGAAGGCGAAGCTTTCGTTGTTGAGGGTCGTGCCCGTCTCGCCAAGCTGGAGGCCCGTGAGGCGCTTCTGGGTGCTAAGACTGCTCCGGTTGCTGCTCCTGCGTTCATTCGTGAGGCTGCTAAGTCGGAAGATGTTGATACTCGTTCGGCTTCGGCTGGCGAGATCCGTGAAGCGGCGATGCGTGCGATCGAGAAGGCTGACGACAGCTACCTCGGTTCGATTGGTGACGCCCGTGCGGATGCTCTGGAGGCTGCTATCAGCGCCGGTAAGACCCGTAGCTANGACGGTGAGAAGGTTGCCCGTGCGCTCGTTGCACAGTCGAAGCCTGCTTACGAGTCGGCTTTCGTGAAGGGCCTTTCGGGTCGTTCGGACGAGTGGAGCCACGAAGAGCGTCAAGCTGTTTCCGAGGCCCGTGCCCAGAACATCGGTACGGACTCTGCTGGTGGTTTCGGTGTTCCGATCATCATTGATCCGACCATTCTTATCACTAACGGTCAGACCAACAATCCGCTGATTAACGCTGCTCGCGTTGAGGCGATTACCAATGACGAGTGGAAGGGTGTTTCGGCGGCTCAGGCTGCATGGAGCATGGATGCTGAGGCTGCTCAGGTTTCGGACGACAGTGTCACTCTGGCACAGCCGACCATTAAGACTGAGAAGCCGCAGGCTTTCATTCCTTACTCGATTGAGGTTGGAATGGATTATCCTGGTTTCGCGAGTGAGATGGGCCGTGTGCTTGCACAGGGTTACACTTACCTCGTTGCGAACCAGCTTGCTGTGGGTGACGGTTCGACGCCGAACACGACTGGTATCTTCACGGGTGCCACGACTACGATTGACGTTGCGACTGACAACACGTTTGTCGCTGCTGACATTGATGCTGTGTATGCTGGTACGCCGGAAGATTTCCGTGCGGCTGGTCAGTGGATCATGAACGTGGATGTCGAGAACGAGATCCGTGCGTTTGGTTCCGGTACGGCCACTAGCCGTTTCACCGTCGATCAGACCCGTGATGGTATCACGCTCCTGAATGGCAAGCCTGTCATCCTGACCGATCATGCTCCGGCGTGGTCGGCTACTGACGGTCAGGACATTCTGGTGTTTGGTGACACTCAGAACTTCGTTCTGGCGCAGCGTCTCGGTATGACGCTGGACACGATTCCTCACCTGATGGGCGCTAATCAGCGTCCGACCGGACAGCGTGGCCTTTACGGTTACGCCCGCTTCGGTTCAGGCGTGGTCGTTGCCAACGCTTTCCGTAAGCTCAAGAACATCACGACCTGATTCGTTGGGTTGGTTGCCTGGCAGGGGGGTTTCGGCTCCCCTGCCGGGTTTCGGTTTTTCCATCACTGTGTTAAAGGGGTTGTTATGTTGGTGTTTGTTAAGGAGTCGGGTTCGACTTTTCTTGATGGTGTGAAGGTTCGGCTTGCCGTGGATGAGGCTTGGGATTCTTCTGATCCTGTTGTGAAGGCTCGTCCCGATTTGTTTGCTGATGCGCCGACTGTTGTGCGGTCGTCGGTTGAGAGGGCTGCTTCGCCTGTTGAGGCTGCTACGGCGGTTCCTGGTGAGAAGCGTTCGGTTGCGAAGAAGTCGGCTGCGAAGAAGGCTTGAGTCGTTTGTTTGATGTTGGAGGTTCGTCGTGTTGATTGATGTTGCCGGGTCGCGTCACTTGGTGGGCGTGGACGCTAGTTTGGTGTTCTCTGGTGCGGATCAGGACGGCGAGCCTTTCGACGTTGGTACGGTCACTGTGGCGGTGTCTGACGGGTACGGGACGGCTGTGTCTGCCGGTGCCGTGGTCGAGTCGGGTGACGCTAACGAGGTTCGTACTGCTGTTGTGGATGGTGCCAATAATCTGTCGGTGACCCAGTTAGTGGCTGTGTGGACCGGCCCTGACGGGGTGTTGGGTACGACCAGACATGATGTTGTTGGCGGCTATTACTGTACGGTCGCTGAGATGCGTGCAGATACGGTTTTGGGGTCGGTGTCGAAGCATCCTGCTGCTGCATTGATCTCGGATCGTACCGAGGTTGAGTCGATGTTGGATGATGCTTGTCGTCGTGCGTTCGTGCCTCGTTTCGCTACCGAAATCCTGTCGGGTACTGGCAGGGCGTTGTTGCAGTTGGCTAATGGCGATTTGCGTGATGTGGTGTGGGCGCAGTATTGGACTGGGGCTGCGTGGCAGGATATGGCTGTGACGGTCACTGATGTGCCTGCGGACCCGTTTGGGCGTGCCGTGTTGCGTGCCGGTGCCTTTTGGCCGTGCGGTGAGAATAACATTCGTGTCGGTTACAGGTATGGGTGGGATGCGCCCCCGGCCGATTTGCGTCGCGCTGTCGTGAAGGCTGTTGAGGCTCGTCGTACTGGTGATAACTCTGGTATTCCGTCGCGTGCCATTTCGGTGCAGGGCACCGAGTTGGGTAACGTTGTTTTGGCTACTGCCGGTTTGGGTAAGTGGATTACGGCTATCCCCGAGGTCGATGAGGTTATTAACAGGTATCGTCGTCGCGATTTGGGTGTGGGTATCTGATGGCCGGGAATGTGCGGTTGTTGCGTGGCCCAACTATTTTGTTGGAGATTGATGCTTTGCTTCGTGGGTTGTCGTTTCCTGCGTCGGTGAATACTGGCGATTTGCCGTCTGTCTATTTTTTGGATGCCGACGAGGAACGGACTGCGGAGCGGATCGAGTTGTCGGGTCAGTTGGCTGACGGTGCTGTGGAGTGGAATTCGACTGGTGCGCTGGTTGAGGAAACGGTGTCTGTTGAGATCCTGATTTATGCTGGTGATGCCGGTCAGACGGGCGCTGAGGCTGTGGCTCGGGCTGTCGAGTTGTGTGAGGTTGTGCAGGCCGGGTTCCGTGACCAGACGACTGGGCGTCCGCAGGGTATCGATACTGCTGGGGTGATTGGTAACTATCGTGTCGCCGGTTATGACTTGGAGTCGTTTCCGGTTGTGGATGATGGTTGGGGTGTTAAGTATGTGTTATTTCTGCGGGTTACTGCCCGTGGATAGTGTGGTTGTTTCGCCGTTTGGCGGGTAGGATGGTTGCTATGGGTATTCTTGTAAAGTACACCGGCCGGAAGGCTATTCATTCGGCCGGGGTTGATGTTGGCCCTAACTTCATTCACATGGATCTTGACGGTGAAGCTGTCGAGTTGCCTGACGATTTGGCGGCCGGTTTGCTGCGGGATCAGCCCCAGGCGTTTAAAAAGATTGAACCGAAAAAGACGGTAGACAAAGCTGCTGCCGACGACTCCGAGAAGAAGGATAAGTAATCATGGCTATTGGCAGCGGTGTTCTGGCATCAATGGGATACGCGAAGGAGCCTACTGCGGGCACCCGTGAAGTCCCTGACCATTTCGTTGAGCATGTCTCAGAGAGCATGGTTTTCAACCAGACGAAAATCAAGTCCGAGGGCCTTGCTGCCGGTCGCCGCACCCTTAAGGGGTTCTCGAACGGTAACGGTTCAGCGACGGGTTCTGTCGAGATGGAACTGGTCCCCGAGGGTATCGGTGAGCTTCTGGAGCTTTGCATGGGTGGTCTTGTTACTGCCGGTGCAGGTCCGTACACTCACACCCTGACTCCTGGTGATCTTGCTACTGGTACGTTCCAGTTCGGTCGTCCTTCGACTGACGGCACTGTCAACGTGTTCGAGTACAAGGGTTGCATGGTTTCGTCGTGGGAGCTTTCCTGTGACGCGACTGGTGACGGTTCGATGATTACGTTCTCGGTTGACCTTGTCGGTCAGACTGAGGACACGGGTCAGACGTTGGCGACGGTGGCTTATCCGACGATCACGGCACGGTGGACTTCGGTTCAGGCTTCGCTGACGGTTGCTGGTACAGCGTACTGTGTTAACTCGTTTACTTTGTCGGGCGATAACGGTATCGACACCGATTTCAAGGCGTGTGCGGCGACTGCTGGGCAGCCTACGATCCGTGAGTCCGGTATGCGTGAGTACACTGGTTCGCTGACGGCGGATTTTGATGGCTTGACACAGTACAACCGTTATATCGGTACTGACGAGTCGGCTCTTGTTATCACGATTGATGATGGCACTAGCTCGCTGGTTATCACGACGAACGTGATGTATACTGGTTCAACCCCGACCGTTTCCGGTCCTGAGGTGTTGAAGCAGGAGTCGCCGTTTGAGTGTCTGTCGGCTACTTCGGATGCGGCTGCTATCACGATGGTGTTGACTAACGGCGACAGCGCAGCCTGACCGTGGCCGGTCTGAAAAGGCCGATCTCGCAGGCCGGTCCTGATGTCAAGAAAATCTCTAAGCAGCTTGAGTCTGCGTTAGGGAAGGGCGACAACCTGCGGGTTGTGCAGAAGGCTGCGGCCAAAGCCAAGCAGATCCATATGGCCGAGCTCGGTAAGGCCACGTCTACGTTCCGGTTGAAGAACGTTGGGAAGAACGGTGCCCGTTTGGGTGTCATGTATCGGTCCAGGCGTAAGGGTTACGCTATGGCTGAGGGGCTTGTGACTGCTACGGGTAAGGCGTTCCCTATCATCGAGAACGATACTGTCGCTCACACCATTATGGGCAAGTATTCGCAGCCAGTGACGGTGTTCGGTAAGTATGCAGGCTTTTACAATCGGGTGAATCACCCTGGTACTAAGGGTAAAAAGCCGTGGAAGAAGGGTTATACTAGAGCTAGGCCGCACATTAAAAAGGTTATGCGGCGCGAGACGTTCACTATTGTAAAGGACAACTATCAGTTATGAGTATGTTGGCACCACCTGACCAGTCAACGAGGGTCGATGCTGTCCGGCCGGGTTCGTGGTCGATCTCTTGGCGTGGACTGCATTTTAGTGAGGAAGATTTGACGGGGCAGCATTTGTCTGTCCTTTCTCTGATCGTCGGGTCGGACGATTTCTCGGCCTTGGACATTGATCCTCGCAACGGCCATCAACGTTTGATGATGATGATTGCTGCGTTTGTTGTCGTGCAGGCTGCTGCGTCGGCCACCGATGGCAGCGCTGAGGCAATGGGCGGGATTGTTGCTGGGGTGATGGAGGATGTCGCTTCAGCTCCAGTAGAGGAAATTTTGGGGTCCATCACTTTCGGGTGATGCTTTGTAGGGGGTTGATGTGGCTAGTCTGAGCGAGCGTTTGGCATATGTATTAACCTTCGACACTACATCTGGCGTTAAGTCTCTCAACAAGTTTGGCGACGCTGCCGATAAGGAGCTTTCTAAGGCTTCTAAGCAGTCTGAGGCGCTGACTGCCAATTTCGCTAAGTTTGGTGCTGCTGCTGTGGCGTTCGCTGGCGTTGCTGGCGTCGGGTTGGCTAAGTTGGCTATCGGGGCGTCCGAGGCTAGGCAAAACTTTCAGGCTTTGGAGC